ATGTATATCCTGATAATTTTTGTATGTGTAGAACTAGTTATGTAAATAGAGATTATGCGTAATTATAAAAAAAAGTATATATAGTATATCATTATACTATATGGAGCATTCAAATGATGTTTATAATAGAGTTATGAGAGATTTTTGTGATATGTATTATACTGATTATGATAATAATTTTTACAATCTAAGAGAATTATACACAGATAACTCTCTATTTACATATATGGAAGAAGAGGCTATCGGGTTTGATAATTATTTAAGTATAATAAAAAATAAAGGTATACAATCATTTCATCATTTTGATATTCGATCTGTAGCACAACCGGTCGGAAATAGATCAATCATTATAAATATATTCGGAAAATTAAGAATTAATAAGTCATTTATTATACATAATTTTACAGAGACTGTATTCATTAAAAGAAATGTACATGACAATAATTATCTTGTATATAATACTATATTCACAACTATCCCAAAATTATAATTATTAATTCGTGATTTAGTTATAATATAAATATTATAACTAATTAATATAATAAGTAATAATGGATAATAATAAACAATATGATGTAATAGATAATAATTATATAAATAATACAGATATGGATATGTTGCATATTATATATGAAAAAATACATATACTATTGAAAGATACAAGTATTAAAAATGCTTTTTGTCCAGATAATAATAAAGTTACAAAATATTATGTATTAAGTGGTCATAATATTATTGATTCTTATTGTTTATCAATATTTTTATCAATCAAATTATATATTTCTGTTATATCAGAAAAAATTGAAAAAATTAATATATAAATATTTTGCAATATATTATAAATTATATATCATGGCTGTAGAGAATATAACAACCAAAGAAGACCTTTATACTATATTAGATAATAAAGATATACCTGAAAGATACATACTATTAGATATTTATGCTAATTGGTGTAACCCATGTATGAATTTTGCAAAGAAATTTGAAGAATTAGCAGAATCATATAAAGATAGTATTAAATTCTTAAAAATTGATGTAGACACTGTACCTGCTATAATGGAGGAATTTAATATAACTGCATTACCAACTTATCTTATATTTAATCCAGGAGAAAGACATACAACTCATAATCCCATATATGGAACTGATAAACAAAAAATTGATTTTCAATTAACAAAACTTGTTGGCGCAAATCTTTCATTGGATAATTTTTAATTTATTATATAAAATAAGTATATTTTGTTTGTAAATAAATAAAATATATAAAAATTATTGAATAATTCTTTGATTGCAACTTATCTCTACATCAACTTCCATTTCTATCAGAAGTTTTGGCATTTTACAAAACAGGCATTCAACTGCCCAGAATTTCTCAAGATTTACAAGATTTACAAAACTATCAGGAAGTGTAGATATGTCGTTATATGATATATCTAGATCTTCTAAGTTAACTAATTTACCTATATTATAAGGTAATTCATTTAAGCCTCTGCTTATTAGAGATAGTTTTGTAATACTTTGTATATCTTTGTTAGAGAATTTATTAATCAATTCTGCAAGTTCATCAGGATTAAGATCATCTATTCCATCAATAAGTTCAAGAAAGTAGGTTAGTAAATCCTTTATCCCTTGTGGATTCTTTGACATTTTTATTATATATTCAATGTAATTAATGATTTACATTATCATTCGTTTTTTCAATTTTTTTATAATAAATAATAACTATCATCATAATTATTATTTCTTGATAGTCTTCAAAGTGATCTTAACAGATATATAATAAAGTTGCTTCTTTTGAAGCTAAATAAAAAAAATGAAAAAAAATGAAATTTAGTAATCAAGAATTGTAATATTTCCCACACTACGTGGAAATGCTTCTAAATGATTGTTTTTAATTCCTAAACTATATAAACTACTAAGGTGGCAGAAAATACCATTAGGAATATCATAGATATTATTATCTGATAAGTTTAATGTTTCAAGTCTAGAAAGACTTTTTAAACTTTCAGGTATGATACTAATTGCGTTATTAGACGCCTTTAAATGTTTTAAATTCCTTAAATTGCCAATACAGCTTGGTAATTCAGTTACCTGGTTACCTTTGAAATTTAGATAAGTTAAATCTTTTAAATTGCCGATACAACTTGGCAATTTAGTTATCTGATTAAATTCACATTCCAGATGTTTTAAACGAGTATTATTACAAATACTATCATGAAATTTGGAGATAATATTGTTAGAGATAATTAATATCTCTAAATTCAAAAGCTTACCAATACTTTCTGGCAATTCAGATATTTTATTATAGCGAATATCTAAAACTTTTAATCTAGATAAATCTCCAATAGTATCTGGAATAGAAGTCAGACTTACATTTTGTGCAATAAAAATACTTTCTAAACCTTGCATGATACCAATAGTATCAGATATTTCCTCGAGTAAAGGATTATTTACTATATGTAACTTTGTCAGGTTAGATAAGTTACGTATAGAGTCAGGTATTTTTTTTAGATATCTGTTTTGTGATATTTCAAGATATTCTAATCCAAATAAATACCCAATAACATCTGGTAATACTTGCAAATCAGTATTTCGTATCCTCAAACTCTTAAGACTTGTTAATCTACCTATATTTACAGGTATTCCACAGTTCTCAATTATTAGAGAACTAATAGTTTCTATTTCTTCTTTAGAAAGTTTACTAATATACAACTCGATCAATTTTATATCTGGATTTTCCTTTTGTAATTCTCCCATTAATTTTGAAAGGAAATCAATCGCTTCAAAGACTTTTGACATTTTTGAATAAAATGTGTAGGATATATGAAGTATATATACAACACATTAGTAATGAATATTTCAATTTTTTTTAATAAATCAAAGTTTAACCTATAGACAAATATAGAAAGATTATCAGGTATATTAGAATTTTTATTGTGTTTATGTCATCACGAAATCCTTATAATTGTTTAGATGTTTGAAGGAATCGTAATTTTGGAAGATTATGTACACAATCAGGTAATTTTCTAATTTGATTATAGCAACAGTTTAAAGCTGTTAATGATTTGAGATTACCAATACCTTTTGGCAATGTTTCTAAGCGATTATCTTCTACATTTATTAACTCAAGATTTATAAGCCCAGATATTCCTTCTGGTAATTCTTCAAGTTCATTACATGATATATTAAAATCATGTAAATTAGTAAGGTTACCAATATTTTCTGATATACGAGATATATTATTATCAGACGCGTCTAAATATGTTAAATTTACCAAACAACTCATAGATTCTGGTAACTCAGTTATGTCATTGTTAGATCCACAATATAATCTTTTTAAAGATACAAGTCGTCCTATATCATCAGGTAATTTGAACAGTTCATTTTTCATTAAATTTAACATTTTTAGTTTAGAAAGATTACCGAAATTATCTGGCATTTGTGATACTTGATTGTATGATATATCTAGTTTTATTAATTTTTCCAAATTTGTAATACTGTCTGGTAATTCAGTTAATTTATTCGTTCCTACTTTAAGGTTTTTTAATTCTGTAAGATATCCTATATCACTAGGTAATTTTCTTAACGAATTACATGTTAAATTCAATGTATGTATATTTTCCAAGTTACATATACTATTTGGAAGTAATGTTAGTTTTGTATTTTGTTCAATATTGAGAACATTCAAGCTAGTTATATTTCCAATATCTTCAGATATTTCTTTCAAGCTACTTATTTCGATATTCAATGCTTGTAAACAGCTTAAATCACCCATATTAGAAGGAATTTCGCCATACTTATTGCTTGAAAAACAAAAAATAGACAAATATAATATAGATTCTATATCTTCTTTTGAAAGTCTACCAATAAGAAAATTTATATATTCTATATTCGGACATACTTTATCCAATTCATTAAATAAACGTGTAATAGGAGATTTTGGATTAAATACTTTTGACATGTTTGTTTAACTGTAAAAGTGTAGGGTATTTAAAATATACACACAATATCACTAATAATGGATTTTTCAATTTTATAATATGGTTATTAATATTTATAACACACTATAATATATATGTATAATACGGGGATATTTGATCCGAAAGGAATAAAAGTAAACCCTTTTACTGGAGAGAAATATAGTGAAGAATACAAAAAATTAGGGAAGATATGGAGCAATTTCCCAGCATATAAGATGGGGAAAGATATAGTAAAAGGGATTAATGAAAATCAGATACTTTTGGTTATATCATCTACTGGATCAGGAAAAACTGTATTAGTACCTAAATTTGTTGCACATATATTTGATTACAAGAAAAAAATAGCAATCACGTTACCCAAACAGATAGTTACATATTCATCAGCAGAATTTGCGGCAAAAACATTAGATGTAAAATTAGGAGAAGAGGTAGGATATAAATATAGAGGATCACCTAAAAATAGTATGAGTGAAAAAACAAAATTATTATATGCAACAGATGGGACAATAGTAGCAAAACTACTAAATGATCCATTATTAAAAGAATTTGATGCAGTTATAATAGATGAGGCACACGAGAGAAAGACACAGATAGATTTTATGTTATATATGTTACGAGAAGTTATTAAAAAAAGACCCGAATTCAAGCTAGTAATTATGAGTGCAACTATAAATTCTGACATATTCAAATTATATTTTAAAGATTTCAAGTACAAAAAAATAGATGTTGGTGGAGAGAGAAATTTTCCAATAAAATCAATATTTATTAATAAATATTTAGAATATGAGGACAGATTAGAAGAAGGGTATAAGATATTAGAAAATATATTAATAACAGATGACCCAAAAAAAAGTGGAGCTCATGATATTATATTTTTTATAACAAGTACAAATGAAGCAAAAGATATTTGTCAAAGGTTAAATACAGCCATTAATAAAGAAAAAGATCGAGTATGTAGAATAACATGTAATGGTGGTATATTTTGTGTAGAGGTATATAGTGGTATGGATAAAAAAAGAGAAACATTAGCAAAAGACAAAGAATTATACAAAGAATCCGGTAAATATACAAGAAAAGTTGTAATTTCAACAAATGTTGCAGAATCATCTTTAACAATAGATAATATTAAATATGTTATTGATTTAGGACATGAGATAAAAGGTGGATATATACCAAAATATAGAGCAAAAGTTTTAGATAGACAACTAATTACAAATGCTCAAGCAAAACAAAGAATGGGGAGAGGTGGGAGGACAGGTCCTGGTATTTGTTATCATTTATATACAAAAGATGAATTTAATACTGTAATGGAAAAATTCCCTCAGCCAGACATAAGAACATCAGAAATATCAGGTGATTGTTTAAGTCTTATGCGAAATAAGAATGTTAGAACAATAGATAATTTAGTTAAGATTTTACAAAATTTTATAGAACCTCCAAGAGATGAGTATATACATGATGCAATTGATATATTACAACAATTAGGATGTGTTAATAAGACAGAAATTACACAATTGGGTGAAAAAGTATCACAGATAAGTAATAATCCTAGAGATGGTATTACATTTATAATGAGTTATTTATATAATACAAAAGATAATATATCAAAGATATTAGCAATGAAAGATGCATGTAATAATAATTTTAAGAAAATATTTAAATTTCCTCAAGATATAAATTTGGAAAAGTATGATAAATCCAAACAGAAAAAAATAAGGGAAATGTTACAAAATAAGTTTGATGATAAAATAAGTATATTTAGAGATAAAACTGGAGACCATATCACACTACTTAATATATACAATAAGTTTAACGATACCTATGAAAAATATATATCAAATGGCAATTTAGACAAAGATAAAGTAGATAAATGGTGTTATGAGCATTTTTTATCAAGTAGTATATTATTAAGAGCTAAAACATATTATAAAAAAAATAAAAGAGTAGACTATACACTTAATTTTACAGGTGAAGATATAGGTATAACCTTATCAGATGATATATTAAAATTAGATGATAAAAATAGAACACTAGCAGTATTATTAATAGGATATCAACTTAACACAGCAGTATTAAGTAATGGTACATATAAGACAAAAAAAATAAAAGATATAGATGTAAATATAGATAGAAGATCAATATTAGGTGGCACGACTCCTAAACACATATTTTATTCAGAATTGATGATATTTATGGGAAAAGCGAGCATGAATATAGTATCGTATATACCTATAAAATTGAAAGATATAATGAAATAATAACTATTTGTATAATATAAGTCATAATATGAGTAGTTACATAGCACCATTCTTTAGCAACACATCTGTTGCTGAAAATTCAACATTTTCATTTAAAAATAAATATGATATGCACCAACGAAAATCTGAATATACTAAAATAAGTTCTAAATATCCGGATTCAGTTATAATTATACTAGAAAATCCAAAAACTCCGAAACATTCCAAAGATAAGATATTAAAACGTATATGTAAATATGATATGAGTATGGGCCAACTAAGATATTACATAAGAAGAAAAATAGGTTTATCGGATAGTCAAAGTATAGTATTTTTTATTAATAATATTATACCGGGATCAGATGAATTAGTCGGTGTTTATAATGACAAATATCAGGATGATGATGGGTTTTTATATATAACATATACATTAGAAGAGACATTTGGTTGAGGTTAATTTATTGTAATATATATATGTAATAACAATATAATGAGCATTGATACAAATATAGATACAGACAATATTCCTACAGAAACACGTGGAATTTATTATGTACAAGGTATAGAAAATGAAAATAAAGCAAAAATTATTCCAGCTCATATTGTAGACATGTATAAAGGACAACAGATACCTGATAAATTTATTAAAAGATTTACATTATTTGATAATGTAATTGCTGAAATATATGAATGTAATATATTAGATACATTTTTACAAAGAAGTAAAAAATTACCAGTTATGTATGTAAGGGTTGTGATTGATAGAAAGGTCCAAAAAATTTTATTAATAAAATTATCATTGTATTTTACAATTACATCTGATGTGAAGAGTGCAAAAGAATTATTTAATAATGAATTAGAAGGTATATATACATTGGAAATTTTTACTGATAATAAAAATAGTCAATTATCAACTGTAAATAAATTTTTTACAGTTGAAGACTTTCATAATGAATTTATACGGATAATAAGTAATGATGTAATGATAGAGTTTATTAAAGATAAATATAATATAATCAATGAAAAAATAGCCGAAAGGTTTTACAAAGAATATGATACTGCACCACCAAAAATAAGTAAATAATAAGTAATACACATTATACAAACATTTTTGACAGCCAAAATCCACCTATTATAAATAATGTAGTAGTCAATGCACTTGCGGTAACTACTTTTTTTTTGTTTTTCCTACCTTCTTCCTTTTTTTGGTATATACTATTATACATATTATTTTCGAAACTATCACTAGTTGATATGTATAATATATTATTTTTATAATATATATCTTTATTTTTGTTCTCCTTATCTATATTAAATACCATATGCGCAGTAGTTTGAGGAAATATACTTGTATTTTCATCTGTATCTTCAGAAGAACTGTATATATCACTTGAGTCAGATAATTCATCAAATTCTTGGTATGTGTAGGATGTATCAGTGGATACATTATCTATTGCGTCGCTAAGCACATAATCTTGTTTTTTATCATCAACACTTTCTATGCTGAGATATTTTATATCATCATCAGTTAAATCATAATATTTATCAATTATTATAGATATAGGTTTATCATTATTAATAATATAATCAATATTATCAATATTATTGTGTGTATTATCCATAAATGTCACGATCTATAAATGGATAAGAAAAAAAATTATATAAAACATATATTATTTAAACAAATAAATGGAAACTATATCCACATATTTTAAAAATTTATTAACTTGCATATCAACGTTCTTTGAAAAATGCATATGTTGTAAAGAAGGATCTGTTATAGTAGATGGCGATACATTACAAAATTCTAATAATAATAAAAATAATATTGAAATTGATAATCAATATATGGATAAAGTGTAAGTATAATATATAATAAATATATGTACAAAAATAAAAAGAGATATATAGAATGGCCAAGTATATTACTATTCATATTATCATGTGGACTATCATTATCATCATTGATAATAAACAGTGAATATATATGGCATAATATTGTGATACCATATATTGGTTTTGTGTACACATACATATATAAATTTTTTGCTATAGTATTGGGAATATTCTTATGTACAATATCAAGTTATATTCAATTTACAATTACTCACGATGCTGTGCATTCTTCTATATCTAAAAATAAATATATTAATAATATATTAGGAGGATTATCGCACTATTGGTTAGGTCCTACAGCAAATTGGTATGGATTTAAATACAATCATATGATGCACCATAGACACACAAATGTGTCAGAATTAGATCCAGACTATTGGTCTTCCCTTAATGGTCCAGGAGGACCAAAATTTGTGGGAATCCGTTGGGCTACAATGGATATACCTTATTGGATAAATTCATTAAAACATTTTTACAAAAAAGATTATATTTGTAAAATAAAAGTATTAATATATCAGATACCTATCATATCTCTTCTTATTAGTTCAATATATTATGGCTTTTTTACAAATTTATTGTTATTTTGGATAATACCTGCAAGAATTACATTGATAATATTAGCATATACTTTTGATTTTTTGCCTCATTATCCCCATGATTCACATATACATGAAGATAGATATAAAACTACATCATATTTATCAGTTCCTTGGTATGTTAGACCTATTTTTACTTTCCTAACTTTTTATCAGAATTATCATGTTATTCACCATTTGTATCCATCAGTACCATTTTATAAATACAAAAAAATGTGGGATTTAAAAAATGAACATTTAATAACAGATAAAAAGATACCCATACAAAAAATATTACCTTATATATTTGGAGAAGAAGATATACCCGCAGCCAGTTTAGCTGACTAGGTTTTTTTATTATTATATTTATAAAAATATAATCATATATATATGATTTTTAATATATTATACAAATCAAAATTTAGCCATAATATTAACTATAAAAAGCGTTTGATAAAAATAATAGGCATCGGATTATCAATATATACATTATTATGTGTTATATTACAATATATCGGTAAATATGATACTTTTAATAAATATAAATTATATATCGTATGTGCAGTATTTGTTGATTTTATAGCCTTGCTTATAAATTACAACAAAAAACAACAACCAAATCAACAACCAACTAATCCGCCAAACCAACAACCAAATCAACAACCAACTAATCCGCCAAACCAACAACCAAATCAACAACCAACTAATCCGCCAAACCAACAACCAAATCAACAACCAACTAATCCGCCAACTAATATAAACAAGGAGGACAATATACCTACATATGAGCCGGAAATCTTAAAAAATTGATATTATATATGATAGTATAGTATGTATAATATTGTAGTATAAATGAGATATAACCTTAGACCAAGAAAACATACTATTACATATAAAAATGAAATAATAAAAGAAAAAAAATATATGAATGTATGGAAGAAATTGGTAGGTTATGAATCTCCTTTACAATATCCTATAACATCAGGAACTAAAATTAAAAATTATTTTCTGAATGATTGCTTATTAGACCTTCTTCATATTAAGGCAAAGCAAACTCCATTGGAAAGTTCATCTTCTAGTGAAATGAACATATTATGCAAAAAAGGATTGCTATTTGAAAATAAAATATTTGATCATATCAGTAGAAAAGTGCGTATGGTTACTATTTGTGATTTAAAAAAATATAATAATTATGACAGGAAAGATACATCCAAGACTTTATCATGCATGTTAAGAGGTATACCTGTGATTGCACAAGCTCCTTTATATCATAAAAACAGCAAAACATTTGGAGTAGCAGATTTATTGGTTAGGAGTGACCATATAAAATATATAATTGATGATAATCCTCTGGATAAACTAGACCAAACATACAAAGCTTCTAAATTGAATGGTGATTATCATTATGTAGTAATTGACATAAAGTGGTCAACTATGCCTCTTTGTTCGAACGGTCAAACTATAAGAAATAGTGGTAGATATGGATGTTATAAAGGACAATTGGCTATATATAATATAGCATTAGGAGATTTACAAGGATATACTCCAAATAAATGTTATATATTAGGAAAAGGATATTCTTATTCATTTACGAAGAATAAGAAAAAGATATATTGTAAAAGTACAAATCCATTTGATAGGTTAGGTGAGATTGATTATGCAAAATTTGATAGTAAATATATAAATTTAACATTGAATGCTATAAAATGGTTTGAACGTGTTAATACACACTGTGAAGAAATGTCATATAATCCCCCATCTGATATAAAATTATATCCGAATATGTCTAATCATTACGATAATCCATATCATAGCATAAAATATGATATAGCAAATGATATAAAAGAATTAACTCTTTTATGGAATGTTGGTGTTAAAAATAGAAACATAGCTATTAAAAATGGTATTGATAGATGGGATGATACTCGATTAACTTCAAAAGTATTAGGTATTTCTGGTAAAAGAGGAGATATAATTGATAAGATTATAGAAATAAATCAAAATCAGGATAAAATAATATATCCTGATAAAATAATACATAATGTAAGCGATTGGCAAAATAAAGAGCATTCTGCCGAATTCTATTTAGATTTTGAAACAATAAATGAATGTTTTATTGATAGAGAGATACTTATTAATTATATTGATGATAAATCGGACATTATATACCTTATAGGATTAGGATATATAAAAGATAACGTATGGACATATGAATATTTTTTGCAAGATACATATTCATTATGTAATGAAAAAAAGATTATTAGTAAGATGTTTGATAGAATATTATCTATTTCTGGAAATAGTCAGCCAAAAATATACCATTGGGGATTTGCAGAAAAATCCATGTTAAAAAATGCAAACAATAGACATAATGGTATTTGGAGCAGATTAATAAAACAGTTGGTGTATATAGACATGTATGATATCTTTGTTAATGAGCCGATTATAGTAAATGGCTCATTAAATTTCAAATTAAAAAATATAGCTCTTGCTATGTATAATCATAACCTTATAGATTCAATATGGGACAGTGATATCAAATCTGGTATATCAGCAATGATAGATGCTATAAAGTTGTATAACAATGATAATGGTGATTTTACTGATATAATAAGATATAATGAGATAGATTGTAAAGTATTATGGGAAATTATGTCATATTTAAGAAATAATCATATATAATAAAAAAAATTGATTTATTTACATTATATGATATCGTCTTGTATATATAGTATAATATAATACGAATATTATAATACTTAGATGGTCTTTACAGTACATATATTTGGACATTCCGATCAAGAATACGATAATATATCCTCTATAGAAGAAATTATTGAAGATTATTGTAATAAACATAAAATATCACCAGATAATGCAAAAAATATATATATTGTACATAAAGGAATAATTATAAATAAGATACCAGAAAATGTAAATTCTGTTACATTGATAGATGCTAATAAGAAAAAAAAAAGATGTACTATAAAAACACAATTATCTCAAGGAAGAGGATCAAATATACCAAACATATTCTTAAGAGTTATCCAAGACAATATAAACAGTAATAATTCCGCATTATTTAGAATAGAAAATATTGCAGGAAATCAAAATAATAATGAAGAAGCAGAACTGTGTGATAATAATACTGAATCAGATGAAGATGATGAAGAAGAAGAAGATGAAGAGGATAATCATGAATCACATGAAGAAATGAATAATAATTTAGAGGGTGGTATACCTTTAGATGTAACATCACTATTTAATATGGATATTTCGGATATGAGTAATTTAATTCATAATACATTAAATTCATTTTTAAATCATATGAATAATGCTAATAATGTAAATAATGTAAATAATGTAAATAATGGCCAAGATGATCAAGATGATCAAGATGATCAAGATGATCAAGATGATCAAGATGATCAAGATGATCAAGATGAGCAAGATGATCAAGATGATCAAGATGATCAAGATGATCAAGATGATCAAAACGAGCAGAACGATATAAATATAACTGATGAAAACCATGTGGATAATATAGCAAATATTGTTGCAATTTCAGGTGTTGATCATAATGAGGCAGTACACTACTATACATTAGCTGGAAGAAATGTTAATGATGCGATTAATTTAATATTTGATAATAATTAATTTTTTCTAGAAAAAATAGATTTATAATTATTATTAATGCTTATTTGAGAATTAATTTTATCTTTTAGAAAGTTTAATTTATTTACTTCATCTTGTAAAGGAGAGGCTGATCCTATATATACTTCACTAAATCTGTTTGTATATTCTTCTCCGGAAGAGTCACTATCATCATTATAACTATCATCATTATTTGTATTATTATTTGTATTATTATTAAAATGAGATGTATTAAAAAAGTAGGAATAATTTGTTTCACATTCTAGTCCATGTAAAGTCATAAATCCATTTAATGATACTTTATTTTTCATAATATCTTGTACCATATAAATGCTACTTTTTAGTCCTCCTACTTTAAAAATATAATTTTTTAATTTATCTGCTAAATTTTTCCGATTATGTCTTAATTTAATATATATATCAGCGGCAGTTATATTACTCAATATATTAGAATAATATAAGTTATTATGTGATATAACACTATCAATCCATATATTTGGCAATATAATACCTTCATTAAACATTATATTATATTTATCAATTGGAGAATATATTGATCCCATCATATTTGAATATAATTGTTTATATAAGCAGGCAAATTCAACACTTAATTTATTTTTGATATATTTATTGTCTTTATTGACAATAATATTTTCGCACATATTAATGAATTTATCAGAAGAGTTAATATATTGGTCATATATTGATATTAATATATGATATTTATATTGAACTCCGATATTTAAATCTCTTATTTTAATTAGTTTATCGATAATATTATCAGGAAGTTGTTCATTAGTAACATAATGGCGAGATAATTTTCTGATGATATCTTTTTCCCAACAGATATATTCCATAATTTGTGCTGGTGTTTCAACAAAATCTTTTTCTACATTCATACCAGAAAAGATGATATATTTATTTGTGCCATAAATATGATGCATTATATGTGCAAATTCATGAAATAATGATAATACTTCATTAAAATTTAATAGAACATAACCACTACTATTTTTTGCAAATGATGCTACAAGAGCAATAGTTGGTATAGATTTGGTTCCAGTTTTTAATGGATATATACATCCATATTTCAATGGAAAACATCTAGTAGATGTATATTTATTATTTCTATTAAGAAGATCTAAATAAAAATATCCGATAGGTACATTATTTTCAAATACAGTATACATATCAACATCATTATGCCATAAATGTGTATTTTTGCTTTTTTTTATTTTGATACCAAATAATTCAGAATAAATATCGAATATAGTATGTATAGTGTGTTTTAAAAGGAAAAATTCTTTTACATATTTTTCACTTATTCCATATTCTTTTTTCCAATTTTTTACTAGAAAACTGAGATCCCAACTATTAATATTGTTATTATTATTTAATTTATTGAGGATATCTATTTCTTTAACATATCTATAATCTATTTTTTTAACAATATCATTAAGTAAGTCTTTTATATGTTGTTCATCAGTAAACATATATTCTGATATTTTTAATTTAAAATAGTTATCATACCCGGATAATTTTGCATATTTATCTTTAAGAACTTGCAATCTGGCGATATCACTAATAATATTATAACATTTAGCATTATAACATAATTCTATATTTTTTCTTGTTCGATTATCTTTAATATATCTCATACAATTAGCATAATTATTTTTTGATAGTTGAATGCCATATCGTACAGGATTATTTGAAACTATAGGTAATTTATCCTTTATCTTATCAGAAAGTCCACTTATTTCTTCACCGGTTAAGCCAACTACTTTATTATTATTGTTTATATAGTGATTTATATTATTTTCTATTTTTGAAATTTCTAGTTTTACTCTAGTAAAATTTTTTTTATTATTTTCTGATAGTTGTATACCATTTTTAATATAGCCTTTTAAAACTTTTGATACAAATTTTATATCATCACAAGATATTTTATGTGATTTCATAAAATCATAACATTTTTTAATCTGATTATATAATTTATAATCCATGTTAATTTCATTTTTATATTCAATAAGCATATATTCTGCAAGATAACTACTTTTACGGATATTTTTAAGTGGACTTACATATTGCAATATACTAAACATACTTATAATAGTGGTATATTCTGTTATATCATCGGATAATATACTAATAAGTGTATAACATTTATCAATATTATCAATATTAATATTTTTAATTGTATCATTA